CAACAGGGGCATCGTGCAAGTCAAATGGCACGACGGAGACCGCTATCGCATTACTACCGGCTACGTAGGCGAAGATGGGATCGAGCCAAACGTCGCGTATCGCTGCGACAAAGACGGGAAGCTGGTGCGCGCATGAGCGAAGAAACCATCGACGCCCGTCAATGCGACTGGCGCGAAGAAGCGGAGTACGAATTGACCCGCATCATCACCCTGTCAGTGCGCCTCGGGCTGTCCAAGGCGGACGCCAAAATGCTCTGTTGGGGGTGCGGGTTGGATTATCGCAAGGTCAACGGAGGGAACGGCAATGTGGAAAGAATCTAGCGGCAGTTTTCAGGATGCCCCCGTAGGCGTCCATCTCGCCCGGTGCGTCGGGATCATCGACATCGGGACGCAAAAGAGCGAGTACCAGGGCAAGACCAACATCCGCCGGCAGTGCGTGCTGCGTTGGGAGCTGCCGGAAACGCTCATGGAGGACGGGCGCCCGTTCGTCGTGTCCAAGTTCTACACGACCTCGCTCTCGGAGAAGGCCAACCTGCGCGCTGACCTCGTGAACTGGCGCGGCCGGGAATTCACGCACGAGGAGCTGCAGGGGTTCGACGAGCGCAACCTGTTGGACAAGGTGTGCATGGTCAGTATCACCAAGACGGACAACGGCAAGCATCGCGTAACCGGGATCATGGGCAAGCCGAAGGGTGTCGAAGCCCCGCCGCGCGTCAATGAGCTGGCGTACTTCAGCCTCGAACCCGGCGCGTTCAATATGACCACGTTCGAGGGGATTTCGGACGGCCTGAAGAAAATGATCATGAATTCGCCGGAATGGGCCGAAGTGAGCCGGGGCGCCCCGCCGACGCCGGTCAAGGCCGGGGGCGACGATTTCGAAGATGACATTCCGTTCTAGAACAACGCCCGAAAGCGGATGCCGGGAGGCAAGACCACTCCTAAGGGAGCTTCTCGGTGCCGAACGGACGCAGCGAGTAGGGCACCCATACGCGAGCGATGATGAAAACGTACACGCATGACGAATTGGACGCCATTCTCAAGGATCATCGCAAGTGGGTATTGGGCGAGGGTGGCGGCGTGCGCGCGAACTTGCAGGGCGCGACCTTGGGGGGCGCGAACTTGCGGGGCGCGAACTTGCGGGGCGCGAACTTGCGGGGCGCGAACTTGCAGGGCGCGAACTTGCTGTGGGCGTACTTGCAGGGCGCGACCTTGGGGGGCGCGTACTTGCAGGGCGCGAACTTGCGGGGCGCGAACTTGCAGGGCGCGAACTTGCGGTGGGCGTACTTGCAGGGCGCGACCTTGGGGGGCGCGAACTTGCGGGGCGCGAACTTGCAGGGCGCTAGTCTCCCGCACTTTTTGATCGTCCCGCAACAAGGCGCGTTCATCGCTTGGAAGAAAACGCGCCAAGGCGTAATCAAGATTGAGATTCCGGCAGATGCTCACCGCTGCAATTCGCTTGTCGGGCGCAAGTGTCGGGCAGAGTTCGTGCGTACGCTCGCCATTGAAGGCAGCACGAAACCAGGAACGGCATACGGACTGCACAACGAGCTTACAGCCTACTCCGTTGGCGAAATCACGCACGCCGACAAGTACGACGACGATATCCGCGTCGAATGCACGCACGGTATTCACTTCTTTATGACGCGCGAGGAGGCCGAAGAATGGTAGCAAGCAACGATTTTGCCAACAGCGCCGGCCATTGGTACAGGCTAGACGGCACGCCGGCCTACACGATAGTCGGCAAGAACGGCAAGGAACGCAACACCACGCTCCGCGACGCGCGGGAGTTAGCCCTTGTCCCGTCCGTGACGGCCATTATCCGGTGCGCGTCCGCGCCGCAGTTGGAGAAGTGGAAGCGCAACCAAGTGTTGCTGGCCGCGCTCACTCTACCCCGCAACGACGGCGAAACCGAGGGCGCATGGCTCGCTCGCGTGGAAAAGGATTGGCAGGAATCGTCCAAACACTCCCGCGACGTAGGGGAGGAGATTCACGGCGCCATCGAACGTTCATACCGTGGGCAGGCGCCCGACCCGGATTGGTGGGATTGGGTCAAAGCCGCGCGTGGAGTGATCGACGGCCAATGCGGCCCGCAAAACTGGTTCCCCGAACGGTCATTCGCTCACCCAGACGGATTCGGCGGCAAGTGCGACCTGCATAGCGCGTCCTGGGTCATCGACGTGAAAACCAAGGACGGGGAGGCGCCGCGCGGCTTGTACGACGAGCATCTGATGCAGCTCGCCGCGTACCGGCATGGCTTGGGCGTCCCGGGCGCGCGGTGCGGGATTCTGTACGTTTCCCGCGACACGCCGGCCGCGTCGTTCGTAGAGGCGGGCGCCGATGATCTGCGGGCGGGGCTGGCGATGTTTTCCGGCCTGCTGACGTACTGGCAGGCAAAGAACTCCTACCATCCGGGGGCGCTCCATGAAAAGGCCGCTTGATCTGGATTTCGCGGTACTGGCGGACAGGGCGGTGTTCGTCGTCGCCGTCATCATCGGCGGACTGATCCTCGCGGGGATGATCCAGTGAAGGACGGGCGCTGCCCAACGTGCGGGCGCGGCCTCAAGCGTTCCGTCGAACAAAATGCCCGTATGTGGGCCATGCTGCACGAGCTGGAATCGCTCAACTGGCACGGCCAGAAGTTGAGCGCACACGAATGGAAGGACGTGTTGACCGCCGCCTTGCGCAAGCAACGATTGGTGCCCGGTGTCGATGGGGGCTTCGTGGCCGTTGGCGTCCACACGTCGCAACTGACGAGGCAGGAAATGTCGGACTTGATGGAACTGATTGCCGCGTTCGGGGCCGAGCATGGCGTCGAGTTCAGGGAGGCGGCGTGAGCAAATCAGTGTGGGCAGACCCGGCCATGCGATATCTGCGCCCCAAGGCGAACAGGATCGTTGACGGCGCGCATGAAAAGCGTTGCTGCAAGTGCATGGCGTGGTTCCCGGCGACGCGCGAGCATTTCCACAGTCGCGGCAAGGCAGTGTTGCACTCGCAGTGCAAGGCGTGTGTGTGCGCTGACCGCAAATCGAAGCAACGGGCGTACTACTACAGTACTACGCGCTACAAGACCAAGCAACGTGCGGACAAAGACCCACAGGCGATATGGGAGGTATGGCAATGAATGACTACACCCTCACCGCCGCCGCGGCGCGGCTGCGCGCGGACGCAAACAAGTATCCGTGGCTATCGCAGTCGCACGACATTATCGCCATCCTCGCCGCGCTCGAAGCGGCGCAGGCGGATGCGGCGCGCGGGCACGCACTGGCCGACGAACTGGCCGACAACTATTATTGCGAGCGCTGCGACCGGGCACCGGCAAAGTCTGTGCAGCTTGCGCTCGAAGCAATGGAAGCGACCATGAAGGGAGAGGGCGATGGCGCTACCGCTGCGCCCTCAGAGGCGACGGCCTCGGTGACGGACCCGGCTGCCGACCCTCTGCCCGTAGCATGGGCAACGCCAAGCCTGCTTGTCACGATGTCTGCTGTCGAAAAGAGACGACTGACTTCGCCTGAAATGCGGGGGCGCGGCGGCGGATGGGAAGCGGACGCTCGCGATGCTGATCGGTACAGCGTGCCGCTGTATCGCGCCGCCGCCCTCGATCGCCTGCGGGCCGAGCGGGACGAATTGCGCGAATGGAAGGTGGGCGATGACTTGCGCGAAGCCGAGTTTCGGGCATTGAGGGCAGAGCGGGACACGCTCGCCGCCATCGTGCGGGCAATTGCGCGCGATCCGCATGGCTGCCCATTTTGTGATTCGGGGAAACTGCGGCAGCCCTACGATCCTAGCAAAGGGCACGACGCCAACTGCGGGTATCTGTTGATGGACGCTGCCCGCGCGAGGCGGGGGGACAAGGCATGACCTTCGCCGACCAACTAAGCGCCCTAGGCGCCTGCGATGCAGCGATTGAATGGGTTGACGCTCGCTCGCTGAAACAGGCGTGGCACGAGTGCGACAACACTGATTGGATGCTTTGGTTGCTGCGCGAACTGAACATCGACACTCGGCGTTGCGCCGGTCTGTTCGCGCTGCGCGTGTGGCCTTTGGTGCCGCCAGAGTCGCAACTTGCGTGTGCATGGGCCATCGACTGCGCGCTGCGCGAGGCCGACTGCGACGAGTCTCGTGCCGCCTACGCCGCCGCCGACGCCTACTCCGCCGCCGCCGCCTACTCCGCCGCCGACGCCTACTCCGCCGCCGACGCCGCCGCCGCCGCCGCCGCCTACTCCGCCGCCGCCGCCGCCGCCTACTCCGCCGCCGCCTACGCCGCCGCCGGTTACGCCGCCGCCGACGCCGCCTACGCCGCCGCCGCCTACGCCGCCGCCGACGCCGCCTACTCCGCTGGCACCGCCGAGCGACGCGCGCAGCGCGACATCATCCGCGAGGAGATTTCGCTGTCCGTGGTCAGGGCGGCACTGAACAGGAGGATGGGCCGTGCGTGAGTTGAGCGACGAGGAGTGCCTGTTGGCTGCTGTGGAGTATGACCACGGCACGATTGCACTGACCGCGATGGGGCGCGATTGTGTCCGCGCCGGCTACGCCGCAGGCTACCGCGCGGCGCAAGCAGCGTGCGCGCCGCGGGAGCTGGCCTACCAGTGCCCGAACTACGGAGCGATGCCGCCATCGCTCGACCATCAGCCGGCAGCTACGCCATCAGCGGGGCGCCCTGACGCCGAGGCTGCGCAAGCGGAGACGGATGGCCCGGCTGCCGACCCAATCGCAGAACTGTGCGCGAGGCTGCGCGATCACGGCCAAATCGTGGAGCGCGTCGAAGACGCCGACGCGCTGGAACGGCTGGCGCGAGAGCGGGACGATGTATGCAACGTACTCACCGCGCTCCGGGCCGGGCGTCAGGATTTCATGCGGCGCATTGAGGGGCTGCTAGACCGCGCCGAACGCGCCGAGGCCGAGCGCGACGCGGCGCAGCGCGAGAGCGAGGAACAGGCCCGGTTGCTAGGCATGAGCGGCAGCCGGGAGGCGGCGCTGCTGGCCGAGCGCGACACCCTGCGCGCAGTCGTGCGCGCGGCGGATGCGATGGCGCTTGAATGCAGGCGCGTGGGGTTAATTTCGTCAACGTGGCTTGAAGATTACGATGACGCCAGCGCGAAGGTGAAGCCATGACCCGCCCCGACCTCGACGCCCTCGCGGCGCTGCTCGCCAAGGCGACGCCGGGACCGTGGCGCGCGCAATGCGGAGAGTATGGCGTCGTCATCGTGGACGGGCCGCCATCCGGTCCATTTCTTATCGAAGTAACCGATGCTCCGTCAGATGGCCGCGATCAATCATCGGCCGACGCCACCCTCATCGTCGCCGCCGTCAACACCCTGCCCGCGCTGATTAAGCGCGTGCGGGAGCTGGAGCGGGATCGTGAATCCGCCGCCCTCGCCATGCGCGAGCGGGCGGCGCAGGCGTGCGCAGCGTTGAAGGTCAATCGCCCTAGCGATCCACTGGCAAACGCATTCGACGGTGCGTGTAAAACTTGCACCGCCGCCGTCCGGGCGTTGGAGGTGTGACCATGACCGAATATCAACAGACCCATTGGGACATCAGCGAGGCCGGCCGCGTCTGCCATGACGAGTGTGCGGTGGCGCAGATCAAGTTGGCTGCGGAGCGGATGCGCGCCCGGTGCGCCGCGCTCGTAAAGGCCGAGGCGCTGGTAGCAGGAACGACGGACGGAACCGCGTGGCTTATGCGGATCGCGCGGGAGATGGGAGAGTTGAAGCCTTGATGCTCACCGCAAAAGAGGTCGCGGCCCGCCTGTCGGTGTCGGTGCGTACCGTGCGCCGCCTGTGCGGTTCCGGCTTGCTGGCAAGTGTCCTAATTGGTAGACTCGTGCGGATTCCGTCTACCTCTGTGGATAGCCTGTCGTGCCAGTTCGCTCCTACCGCGACGCCAAGGGCTGCACCCGTTACGCGGTCGAATTCCAGCAAGGCGGGGCGCGCGTACACCGACGCCTGCACCCAACTGCTACGCGAGGCGATGCCGTCAGGCTCGAAGCGAGCCTCCGTCAAAGCATCTTCGCCGGCAGCGTCGAACGCGACCCGCCGCTAGAGGAGGCGATTCTGACATGGCTACAGGACACGCTGACGGACAAGAAAGACAAGATCAAGCCCGTACAGAACGCGCGACTATTGGCGCCGTTCATAGCGGGCAAGCGAATGAGCGAGATAGGTACTGTAGCGGAGGAGGCTGCGCGTACATGGGCGTCCCTTCGCCCGGCTACGATCAACAGGCGCCTATGCGTACTCAAGGCGGCAGCCAAGCATTCATGGCGGTCTGGGGCGACGGCGCAGAACCTTTCGAGCCGGGTGCGCCTAATGCGGGAGGAGAACAGGCGGGAAGTGTACCTGACGCCGAAGCAGATTCGGCTGTTGGCCTCTTGCGCGCCCTCCGCGAAATGTCGGGCGGCAATTATGATCGCGGCTTACACCGGGCTGCGCGCGGGGGAATTGCTGGCCCTAACCTCGGCGCATATCTCAAAGGATACCTTGACGGTTGCGCGGAGCAAGACCGGGAAGCCGAGAAAAGTGCCTATTACGCGGGTGGCGTTGCGGTACTTGTCGGCATTGCCGTTGGGGCTGTCCTATTGGGAGCTGCGTCGGGACTTCGTTTCGGCCCGCAAGAAAGCAAAGCTGCCACAAGTGCGATTCCACGACTTGAGACACACAACGGCGTCGATGCTGGTCAACGCGGGGGTGCCCCTGGAAGTGATCGGGGAGATACTAGGGCACCGAAGCCTGCAAACAACGCAACGTTACGCGCACCTTGAGCAAGCGACGCTCCGGGCGGCGATGAAAAGGCTGGTGTGATTTTGGTGGGGCCGACAGGACACAACTGACTCCTCCTGACCGCTCGCCCCGCTATGAAAAGCCCCCTGCCCGGGTGGCGAAACAGGTAGACGCAAGGGACTTAAAATCCCGCGTGCGCCTAGGGGCGCGGGGCTTTCTGGTGGGATTCTGGTGCGCTAGAGGATAATGTCGCCCGGCCCGTCGCGGGCCATGCGTTCGGCCGTTTGCGTCCTGACCCGTTCCAGGAGCATGACTAGCAAGGGGTCATCGTTTCCGGCAAATTCGAGGTAGACAGGCCAAGTGTATTTACCCCCGCCGACATGGGGGTCGGCCTCATAGGCGATCCGGCCATTGAGGTTAAGGTAAGTGGTCATTCTCTGACGGCGGCTGTTGGCGTTCCACCCTTGGCGAGCGACGAACCAAGCCAGAATCCGATAGCGGCGAACGCGGCGGCAATGTCGGCTTGGATAAGGGCGCTCACAATCTGCTGCCAATCCCCCTTGTCGAGATACAGTAGGAAGCCCGCCAGCGCGAACCCCGCCACGTTGGCGAACGTCAGGAAGCCGAGCACCCAATAGGTGACGACCCGGAGCGTGCCGACCATGCCGGGTTCGCCCTTCGCCTGTAGCGCGAACGACCGCGCGCCCCCGATCCCGCCCCCGCCAGCCTCTACCAGGAACGCGGAGAGGGTTTGATCCTCCCGGATGGCTTGCGTCACCTGTGCGGCGACTTGGGGGCTTTCTGCGGCCTTTTGGACGGCCTCGCCGAGCGTTGAGGCGCCCGCCCCTTGCGTGACCACTTGGGCCACCTTTTCGACTAGGGCCACGTTGCGCTTGGCAGCCTCGGTCGGCGATTGGCCGGCGAAGATGCGGGCGATATCGGGCACCGAGGTTAGCAGGGCAGACAACAGGGACGGGACGATGGCGGGCATCATGGGCGTTGTTTCCTGTTCAGCAAATATGGTCGATTTGTCCTCAATGGGGGCCGCCGTCTCGGCCGACGCATAAGCGCCCCCGTACTTCTCATAGACGGCGCGGCAACGGGCCATCGTCATCACTGGCTGCGAGTACGGCGAATCGGGGAGGCTGGCCCACTCCCGGTTACACTTGGCGATAGCCGCGTCCAGGCGGCCGTCTAGCACGTCCTGTAGCGCCCCTCGGCCGGCGATAAGCGCGACCGCGCCCATGTCCTGACAGTGCGGGGCGAAGTCGGGGAAGCCGTATTGCTTGACCAATCCCGACCACGTTCGGTAGAGGAATTGGTACGCGCCCGCCGCCGTGCTTGCCAGATCGCCGACACTGTTGACCTTGTTCGGGTGCTGCCAGCCGGCCGTCACGTCGAACAGCCCGCCGCCGAACATCATGCGGTAGGCGTCGTCGGTCTGGTTTGTCTCCCCTTCGCGGATCACCCGCAGGAAGGCGGCAACGTTCGGATGGCCGAGCGCCGCGCGAAGGTCGGCTAGGGTCATGCTAGATGCAGCTCTTTTCCAATTTGTGAATGCGCGCCTTCATGGCCTTGTTTTCCTCCACCATGCGGCCGATGGCCCGGTCCAATACTTCCATCTCCTCGGCCGTCCACACATAGACGATGCTACCGTCCTGTAGCTTGTACGGCTCGAACGATCCGGCGAGCGGTGAGAACAGGAGCATGACGGCGGCGGCGAGGGCAACAAGGATTTTCTTCATGCGCACTTCCTCATGATGTTTTGCCGATCCTCCTTCGGCATCTCCTGGATCGCGTCGCGCGTCCAAGCCCCGCAGTCCCCGCATTGATACCGGGCGTACTTGCCGACCGCCGTCCGCGCGAAGCCGCGCCTCTGCAAGTGCGCGCTTCCGCAGGTAGGACAAACCGGCACCCCCGGCTCGTCGTACATCCCTACATTCGGGTGGCTTCGTATCCACGGCCGCATCCTGTCGTAGACTTCCTCAAGCGTTACCACGTCCCCCTTGTTGTATTCCTCCATCTCCTGCCAGCATTCGGGATCGCCGTTCATGCATCCGATCCACAATTCATGTCCGCGATGGTTCTTTTTCTCCGTCACGCCTAGCGCCTTGGCGACGTAGGCCAGCTTGTTGGACGGGAAGCGGAATGCGCTCTTGGCTACGCGGCAGAGGTCTATTTGCTTGTACGGGGCCGGGGGCGGCATCTCGTACATGAGGAATTCTTTGTTGAGCGTCGGGATATCGAATGATTGCCCGTTGTAATGCACCACCGCATCGCATTCCTCTAGCAGTGCGTGGATTCGTTGCAGCATTTGCTTCGGCTTCGACCGCTGCACGGAATCGAAGAATATTTCCGGCTCGCCGTACCACTTGGCCGACCAACACATAACGTAGCCGGCGTCGAGCAACTGATTCAACGAGATGTTTTGTTCCCAAATTCCCCAAACGTGCGCCAAGTGCGGTGCTGTCTCAATGTCGAGCAAGAGCAGCTTCAGGGTTCGCCTCCGAATAGTTGTTTGACCAGATGCGGGTTGCCCTTTAATACCGCATATAGCCCGGTTGATAGCAACCGAACCTGCCGCTCGCTCATGTTCGTCTGCAATTCCTCGTCCACGAAGTGCGTCAATTCGTGCAAGAGGGTGTCGTTCTGGTTGTCGGGCGATTGCTTGGGGGAAACGAGGATTTTGGCGTCCAGGTGGTGACACTCCCCGGCGTCCTTACCCCCTTTGGGCGCTTCGTGTAGAATGGTCACTTTCTTGCCGAAAACGTCTACTGCGTCGATCATTTGTCGGCTTTCTGGTCAATCTTGCCGAGGATCGCGTCGAGCTTGTTTTCGAACCGCAACAGGTCGGCTTTAGTCGCGTAGGTTTGGGCGATTTCCACCCTATGATCGGCAAACTCTCGTTTGAGGGTTTCGACGGCATCGTAAAGGGTGCGCCCTAGCCATCCGAGGAGCGCGCAAAGGATGCCGAGGCCGATATTCACAAGAGGTTGGAATTCCATAGGCGCACCCGATGAATGCCCCGCCCGACATAGGGGGGAACGATGAAATACTTTGTCGCGGCCCTGTTGGCGCCGGTTTATTGGCTACTAGTGCTGTCGCTTGCTTTATGGCTAACGCGACGGTTTTTCCCTAGATGGGAACCGTTCTTATTTGCCCCGCTTACTGTTGCCATGCGGCGCCTATGGCGGGCGCTCCGAGCAAACCGACGCCGGCCATCCTAAGACGCTTTTCAATCTCGGGCGTAATCTCGGCAAGCCCCTTGGTCAGATAGTGCCCCCCGGCCTTACTTTGCAGGAACTTTTGGGCGAGCGGGGGTGCGGCGAGCATCGCCCCCGCAGAGAATGGCTCGGCAAAGAGCGCCCCGCCGGCAAACCCGGAATAGATCGCGCGGGGTGTCGTGCCCGACTGCGGCAGAGCCTTGTAGGCTTGGGCCAGCCGGCCAATGTCGGGCAGCTCGCCGGTTAGCCGACCTTCCTTGTACGCTTCCCGGTAGCGATTGCGCAAAGCCGCGTCTACCCGCGACGGCACGACATTCCCGGCTTCGACCACTTGCCCGGTTTCCAGGGTGCGCAGGTTAGCCCATTGCTTGCGGGCGGCTTCGTAAGCGGCCTTTTGCTCCTTCCCGAGCGACCGCAGGGCGGCACGGTCTAGTGCCTTTTCCAGCCCCTCCAACGCCCGCGCCTTGGCCGGCTCGCCCTTGATGTAGGCCGAGCGGATGGCGTCGTTAAGGGCGCTCATGTTTTGCTGGAACCAATCGCCCTTGACCGCCACTTTAGCCGCCCCCGGCCCGGTCGGCAGGCTGCGGAACGGGGCAAGGATCACCTCGGCATCTTCGTTCCGAAGCGACTTCATCACCTTGGAATTGACGACGTTCTTAACCTCGGCAATGAATTGGTTATCAAGCTTGATGCGCGCCGGGGCGATGATGCTGTCGAGCGTCCCGCCGATTTGCTGGCGAGCGGCGGCGAGTACGTCATCGGTCAATTGCGGCGCGTCTTGGCCGATGGCCTTCGCGGCTGCACGGTTGATCGCCACTTGCCGGGCGTCGCTGGCCGTCTTTGCCATGCCGGCAGAAAACGGGAGGTCATTGAGGGACGTTTCGAGCCATTGCAGCGGCTTGCTACCCGTAACCTCACCGGGGCGCAGTTTGACGCCCAAGCGCCCCGCCGCCTCCTCTGCCGCCCTGTTGCCGCCGGCAAGCGCCGTAGACTGCCTAATGGGCTGTATAGCGCGTCCGATGACGTTCCCGGCCGCAGCCCCTACCGCCCCGCCGGCAGCGCCCATAGCGGCCCTTCCTGCGCGTTCCGAGGGCGTGCCGTACTCCAACGCACCAGGGACGGCGCCAGCGACCGCGGCGCCCGTTACCGTGCCCGCTGCAGGGATCGCGGCGAGCGCCGGGATCGTTTCGCCGATGAACGTAGCGACCGGGCGGGCGCGTTCCAGGTCGCGGTATAGCCGGGTATTCTCGGCCTCCTCCCCCTTCATGCGCTCTAGCTCGCGGCCGGCGGCATCGCTGCCGAGCTTTTCGGCCCCGCCCAAGACGCCCTGTTTCACGCCCTTGTAGATGCGGTCGATAGTGCGCCCGGCGCCAACGAGGGCAGCGTCGAACGCGCCCGTTTCCTGGGCGGCCTCGTTAATGGCAGGCTTGCCGGATTGCGCAGGCTGGCGCGCCTCTTCCGCCTTCGCCTCTTGATAGGCTTGGGCGACAATCTCGAATTCGCGCGAGCCTTTCTTGTCGCGGTTAGCGACGATCCAAGCGGCGTAATCGTCAGCGGTCATTATTGGCCCTGCAAGATGCGGTCGGCTTCGCTGCGAACATTGCTCTTTTGCCCCGCAGCGCGCTTCCAGTTTTCAATGTGCGTGATGACCTTTTGAATGTTGGCCGCGACCGTGCCCGGAGCCTGATTCGGGTCGAGATTGGCGACCGTGGCTTGCAGCATTTGCAGCTCCTGCACCGCCACCTGCCCGAGAGCGCCCCCGGTCGGAGATTGCGCCCGCATGTCTTGGAGGGCTTGAAACCCGAGGTTGGCCTTGATCGTTTCCGCCGCGCGGCGCAGGTCATAGGCTTCCGTGCCGGGCACGCTGCCCCACCCTGCGCCGATAACGCCGGTCGTGAACGGGCCGACCTTATCCAACGCTTCCTTTGCGGTGTTAAGGACGATATCGGCTCGCGTGTCCACGCCTTCGCGCGTCGTGCGCTCTTTCTCGGCGCGGTCGCTAACCTTGAAGTTGTATTCGTCCTTTTTCATGGACAGGTCGGCCAAGTCTTTTTGCTTGTTCCATCCGAATTGCTCACGCGCAAGTGCGTTGCTAGCCCATCCGCGCGCCGAGGCGTCCCTTTCGGTGTCGCTCATGTTGATCTTAGCGCCGCCGCTCACTTGCGCCCCGGAGTACGGATCGAACCCGACCGCCGCCTTGTCACCGGTATTGGCGAAGTACAGTTTTTCTGCTGGCGAAACACCCTCGGCCACCTTGCGCCCGCCCCTGTTGCCGAATTGCGCATAGGCAATACGGCCATCGGGGAGCCTCACTGCTTGCGGCGTCTGTGAATACTTTTCTTCGAGGCTGTCGGCAATGTCGTTCATCTTCTTTGCCATGTCTCCGTTGCGCCGCATGGCGTAATACTGCGCCATCGCACGATACTGGCGAACCTCGTTAGGCGCCGGGGCCTGCGCCGCCGCATTCTCGACAGTAGGCCCCTTGCCGTTTGCCATCGGCGCAACGTCGGGCGCATTGCCGGCAAACAGGCGATTGAACTCCTGTCGATCGGCCATCGCGGTGGCGCGATCCTCGTCCTCTTGCTTCATCTTCCGCCCGCGCGCCAGAATCTCCTGACCCATCCCGGCGTTGACGAGCGTGCGACTGCGCCCCTCGCGCGCCGTTTCCAGGGCATTGTTACGGGCCACCAAGCCCCCGAGGGCGCCACGCGACAGGGCATCGAACTCCTGCCCTTTCTTGGCGCCCATGAGGGCCGCGCCGAACGCAAGCAATGCCTGCATGTTGGCGCCAGACCGATCCTCGGGCTGAACCTGCGCCGCCGCGAGCAAGCGCCGCAATTCTTCGGGATCGCTCAACAGTCCGAGGTTATAGTCCATGCGTGCCCCTTGTTAGACCGGCGTGTAATTCGTGCCCACGCCCGTCGCGTAGCCGATGACCTTACCGGAGCTGTCTTGAATCGGCAGACCCTTGGGCCACGTTTGGGTGTTGTACGTCGTCTCACCCATACCCTCGGCATACGACTTCGCGGCCTTGAAGGCATCTTCGGCTGTGTACCCGCCGCCGTTGAACCCGCCGCCGCCGGCCTCGTAGTAATTCATAATTTGGTGGAATTTCTGATTCTCGGGCGACATGACGAGCTGACCGTTCTGCATCGTCTGCCCGCCGGCCGCGCCAAGGGATTCCATGAGGCGCCGCGCCGCATCCGGGTGCCCCGACAGCGCCCAATAAATCTGTTCCGCCGAGAGCCCGAACGGGTTCGGCACTTCCTTACCGCTGGCCGTCTTGATCGTTTGGGTGTTCTTCGGAACCTCGAACGTATTCGCATACGGGGGTTGCCCGCCCTGCGCCGCGCCAATGCCCGCCTTGGTCGTCGGGCCGCTCGCCGTGCCGCCGAGGAGGCCCGTAATCCCGCCGACACCCGCGCCGACCGTGGACGTGTTGTTGGGGACGCTGCCGCCGCCGAGGCCGGGCTGCGCGATGCCGCCCGGAGGATTGGGCGCGCCCGTTCCCGGATTGGGAACGTTCGTACCCGGAGGGGGAACGTTGTTACCCGGAGGAGGAGTATTGCCGTTGCCGTTCATAGGTGGAATTCCTGTGTTGCCGCGACCCGCGAAGGGGTCGAAGCCGTTAAGAAATGGATTGGGGCCGCCGGTGTAGGCAGTCGTGCCGAGCAACCCGCCGCCGACCGTGGGCTGCATCTTGGCGAACCCGCCGCCGAAGGTGGACGTGGCCGCGCCGTTGTACTTCGGCAGCGCATTGCCAGCCCACGCCCCCGCACCCTGTTTGTAAATGTTCATCGCGTCTTGAATCTGGTCGGACAGATTCGCATAGCCGAAGAACGGCAAACGCGAGAAGGACGGAATGACAAACTGCGGGTTTTGGCTACCGTTCGGCAGCGCGCCCAACAGCCCGCCTGCGCCGGTGTCGGTGGGTTCGCTCGTCGCCATGATTAGTTCCCGAACGGATTACCGGAGCCGCCAACGGTCGGGTTCTGCATCGGGCTAACGCCAGTGATAGCCTTCATCTTGTTGATGTAGTCCGCTTGATCGGCCGGCGATAGGGTGCCCAAGTAAGCCTGCATCATTTGCGCCTGATTCATCCCGGTCGTGTTGATACCAGCTTGCTGCGCGGCCGTCTGGAACCACGGTTGCCCCGCGTTCGGATTGAGCGCACCGTAAGCGGCGCCCGGATTGCTGCCGGCGGCGATGTCTTGCCGCCCGGAACCGGACGACCACGAGGGCGCCTGTCCTTGCGTCGGGCCACTACCAGGAACAAAGCCCCCCTTCGTCCCGCCCGCCGGCCCTTGCGGGAACTGTCCGTGGTTCGGGCCAAACGCCTTCACCAGCGGGTTAGCGCCGACTGTCGCGCCCCATTGGCCTTGCGGCGTAGGCGTGGCGCCGATGAAGCCCGGCGGGCCATACGGGCCAGAGGGCGATTTGACGCCGCCCGTACCGGCGAGCTGCGGAGGAAGCGGCTCAAGGCCGCCTGTCTGCGGGGGCACGATGCCGGTGTTGTACGGTTGCGCCTTCGGGTTGCCGAGAAGTCCCGACTTGCCCTGCATGCCTTGTTGCTGTCCCATGTCTTAACTCCTGTTTATGATCGGGTACATCATCGCCAACAATTTCTCAATGTCGGTCTGTGGTTGCGCCTGTCGTTGCGGCATCGGCTGCATTGGCGGGGGCGCGTCTTGTTTGTTGCCTTGCTGAAACTGCTGTGTGAACTTGTTAAGCGCGTTGATCTTCTCGCTCGTCGTGCCGCGCCCTAGTGCGTCCTGAAACGACACGAACGGATTAGGCGTCGCCGCTGCGTTGGCGTATGGGGCAAAGGCGCCCATCAGTTCCGCCCCGGCAGCGGTCGGGCCGAACATGGTTGTCGCCGTGCCGCCGCCGAGGGCAGACCCGCCTAGCAGGCCGCTTCCGGTAGACGGCAAAAGGGACGTTGCCAGCGAGTGTTCTAGCGCGGGGCCGAAGATGCCTGCCATTCCCGCGCCGCCGGCTCCGGCCGCCGCGCCACCTGCGGCAGCGGAACCAGCGCCAGTAGCACCAGCAGCGCCAGCGGCGCCAGCCGCCGCAGTCGTGCCAGCGAGCGCAGGGACAACCCACGGCGCCGCGAGGGCGGCGACAGCAATGCCGACCTTGGCCCAATCCTTTTTCTTGAACGACTGCCCATTGATCGACATGGCGCGGTCACAGTTTGTAAGCCGCGTAGCCTGTCAGGCCGAGGCCAAGCGCGTTCATCAGGTTGTTGTTCTGGTTGTACGGCGTCGTTTGTACCGACTGCCCGTAACCGCCCGACGCCTGCCCCATCGCGTTCAGGAGATTGGTCAGTTGCGCATAGTCGTATTGCTGTTGCAGCGACCATTGGTTGTTGAGGCTGTCAAGCAATTTCTGGTTGTACGTCGAGTAATTGTTGCCGGCGTTCATCATCCCCGACATGGCCTTGTAATCTTCCTCGGACAGTTGTCCGGTCAGACCCGCGCCCGCGAGGATGTTGCCGATATCCTGCGCGTACATCGCCCCGCCCTGCGCGTTGGCGTTCATCTGGTTGGCTACGTCTTGGTTGTACATGCCGGAACCGGACATGAGGGCTTGCAGCGAATTGCCCCACGCTTGGTTGTAAGCGTTGTGCATGAACTGTTGCTGTTGCTGCTGCACTTGGGTTGCCATGTCGCCGATGTTCTTCGCCAGCCCTTGCGCGCCCTTGTCCTGCATCTGCTGCCAACCAGAGCCGCCGAACGCACCCGCCATCGCTGCCGCCGCGTCCTGTTGCGCGGCCGATCCCTCCTGATACCCCTTGATCATGTTGTCGGCGTTGATGCCGATAATCTGATTCGTGTATTCGTCGGTCGCGTAAGGGCTGGCAGAGGTCTGCGAGAGGTTGTAGACGCTCGCCGCATACGGGTTGTACGCCTGCCCGCTGGCGATCCCGGCGACGTTCTGCGCCCAAGGATTCGCGTAATTGCCCTGCGCCGCGTTCATCGCCGCGCCGCGCCCCGCATTGATATCGGGGGCGCCGTAGGCGAATCGGTCATACATCGCTTGCGACGCCGCTTGCTGGAAATCGTTCCAGGGCGCGACCTGCGGGATGCCTGATTGCTCGTAGGGCCGATTGGCGAGCGCAACGGCCGATTGCATCACCTGCGGGTATAGGCCGGCCGTCCAGGAAGGCGGCTCGAACTTCTGCGTAGTGGTTGTATTCTGCGATCCGCCGCCGCCCATTATCTCACCTCGTGCTCGTAAACGTAGCCGGTCATCTTCCAAAACGGATCACGCTGCCACCCCTCCCTAGGCGATATCATCCGTATCACTTTGCAGTTAGCTTCCTTCGCCAACCGCATGACTTCATCGTAATAAGGGGCGCGATCCCCAAGATTTCCACTCGCGGCGAGAATGAACATCATTCCCGCGCCATCCTCGCGGACGTAGCGCATCCAGACCATTGCGCCGCCCTTGTCGTCGAGCATCAGATACGCCTGCCCGTTGAACAACATGACGTAGACGTGTTCGATTTTCCAATCGGACGCGCCCTTGGCGACCACTCGCTCTAGCGCCGCCTTTGCGACCGGCCAATGTTCGTCAAGCTGGTCGCGGGGGACAAAGCGCAGCGTCAATTGGTCAGTTCGATCACGTTGACGCGGTACGTTACGACGTTCGCGGCCGAGGCCAATCCATGCACCGTTTCGCCGCTATCAAGCGGGAACGTGTCTGACGGGAACGTGTAAACGACCGTGGTATTAGCCGCGATGCTGTAGGCCGAAAGAATCGCCCGGTTAGCCGCAGCCGACCCGCCAGACTCCACGACATAGACCGTTACCGTCCGCGCGGATGAATCCGTATTGCAGAGGATCAACGATTGCAGCAGCGCCCCTTGCGTGTTGCCGGTCGGGGACGTGCCTGACGGCGCCGTGTAGAGCGTGGCATTGGTCGCCGCGAACTGCCCGCGCGCACCGCATTTCGGCGTGCGAATGACCTGTTCGCGTGGCAGGTACAACGGCTGTTGCAGGGAAAGCGCCGTGACCGTTACCGGCGCAACCACGCTTTCCTGTGCCGGTGCAATCGTCCATTCGCTCATCGCTTGCCCCCGTACACAACATCGAACCCGATCCCCGCAACCTCCATCTTCGCCGTGGAGTTGGAAAACTGAATTTCCGTCTTGGCGTACTTCGCCATTACCGCGCCGTCAAGGGACAAGAATTCAGAGTTCCACGTCAGAGATTTGGTCGTGTCCGCGCTGCTACCGTTTTCGTCGCTGTACCCATACAGATAGGCCGAGGTCAGCGTCGGCGCCGCCCCAACGCCCCGGATCATCCTGACGTGCGTGCGCGTGATGCGGCCCGCAACGTCATTGTTGCCAACGTAGCCGGTATAGATGGCCGGGCCAATCGTCGGCGTATCCGGGTAGACGCACACACGGAAACGCGGCGACGTGTCGTTGTCGAAATAGGCAATCGTGCCGCCATTGCCCAACCCGAACGCAAACCGCTCCGCATAGGTAGACTTCACCAACGCCTGCGGGCGCCCCGTCCCGGAGCCGAGGTCAGAAATGACCACCCCGCCCCACAGCCCCGTCCGCACGTTGTACGGATAGAGCTTGATCGTGTAGTAAGTCCCACCCCCAACCGCGACACCGTGCGTAGCGAACCAGACCACGCCTTCCTTTTCGTCAGCTACCGCGTTGCCCTTGTCGCTCGTGCGGAACTCGTCAACAATCGACGCAATGCCAACGCCGATGTTCTGCACGCTCTGGCCGTCGAACGAATAGAAGCCGGAGTTGTGGACGAAATACAGGCGCCCGTCGCACTCCGCTACCGCCTTCGGGTACGAACAGCCGATGTTGCTGCTCACCACCTGCCACGAGAACACATACGGGGGGCCGATGTACGTCCCCAAATAGATCGCGTTTTCCTTGAACGCAACGAACTTGTTGCCGTAGGCAACCAGCTCCGTAATCGCGCCCGGCGTATCCAGCAATCGCACGTTTCCGGCCTGCGTGGCCTGCGAGGGCGTCCACGTCGCCGGGTTGCGAATACCAGACCACCACACCATGTCCGGGTAGACGTTCGAACCGCCATCGTCAACGTCGGCCACCATGACAAAGTTGACGTTGGACGCGATGCGCGCCGCCTTCGGGGGGCTACCGCCAAGCGCCGTGAACCCTGCCCCGGTGCTTGATTGCGTGGCGACTTGCTTGGATACCGCAATGATCTGGTTGCCCCACGAGGCGGCCGACCAAGTGCCCGTCGAAGTCGTCAGCCCCGTCGCGCGGTTGGTGCGCGTGCTGTCGCTGGCGTATTCGTCAATGTCGTTCTTGCGGAACGCCAACAGGCGCACCGTGCCGTCCGTCTGCATGAACATCTGCCCATGCAAGATATCTTCGCCCGTCACGTTAAAGGACGTGTTGGCGTTCCCGTTGATCGTGCCCATGTTCCCGTTTTGCAGGGGCACAAGGCCATTGATGTACGAACAGGCGCCCGGATTAACGTCCCAATTAAGGTCTACGTCCGGTTGATGGTTGAGCCTGTAAACGCGGGGCATTAGATGACGTTCCGGTTAACCGGAATCCCCACGGACAAGAATTCATCGTTGTTCGAGGCAGACTCAATCTCGGCGATCACTTCCGCAAACGCGGAGCGCCAGCCGGCCGCACGCGCGTCGTCAGCAAGGCGGGCCGCGCCCAACGACAGACACCCAAAAAGATATGCGTCCGGGAACGCAGTGAGCAACCAATTGGTCGTCTGCGATCCCGACAGGGCCGGCACCGACCCGTAATAGATGCCGCGATAGGTATAGGTGCTATCCGGGGCGGGCCATACCTGCGTGGTCGTGCCGCGTACAACGTGCATGACCGGATACCCGACCGCGTTCGCGTTGTCGTACATCAACGCCGACCCCTCGGAATTCGCCGGCAATACCTGAATCGGCGTGTTGAGGATGGCGATTTGTTTCCACGCGAGCCAGTCGGTCGGATGCGTGATCGCCCCGCCAGCGCTGACCGTCAGGGCGTTGTTCGTCACCAGCATCTGCCGCACGCGCAGGTTGCGGTTGAACCACGCCTCGGCCATGTCAATGTAGGTATCCAGCCCGCCGGACGTAACATCTTCCTCCCCGCGCCCGGTCCAGGCGGCGAGTTCCAGCTTTAGATTCGCGTAGGTATCAAGCGCCACGGTCGATCATCCAATCTTTGCGGGTCGGCCCCTTGTAATGCACGACGAAGCGGTTGCTTACATCCTCGTCAGCGGTCCTGGGCGAATAGTTGTACTTATCAACGGGCAGCTCTAGCACCTTGTAATGGCCCGTTTCGGCGGCTAGGCGCACGCACAGTTGATCGCCGAACCATCGCTGCACATCCTCGGGGGCGCTCTGGCACGTCTGGTAAGCCTCTTGCCAGAAGGCGCGACAGCGGGAGAACATAACCCCGGTGTTGTAGGGCATCATCTGCGACAGGTTGCGCCCTTCGTACATCAGGGGCCGCGTGCGGCGGGTAAGCGCCACGTCGAACCGCTTGCGGAACACGTCGGACAGGTCGCGCTGCACGATCACGTCCGTATCCAGCACCAGCATTTGCTCATCGCGCGCCGCGAGGTGCTGTAGCCGGTAGGTCATCAGGCGCTCCCCGTCGTAGGGCAACACCTGTACTTCATCCACGAGCCACGGCGTGTTGTTGTCCGTCATCTGCAACAGCCGAACCCCCGGCATTGCCTTGCGGACACTCTCAATCATCAACTCTGGGAGCGTCGCGTCCTCCCCGACGTGCAGAAACGCGACGATCATTTAAGCTGCGGATCGTTGAGGTACTTCGATTGCGTCGGGCATTTCATGCGCCCCGGCTGCAATCTCCTCGCCGCGATGTAGAGCGACTGCTCCGGCGGCACCGTGAAGCGCCCGGTGCGCGGGCACTCTGTCAACTTCGTGCCATCGCAAATGATCATATGCTCAATCTTCCAGCCGTTCTGTGTGTACAGGTCGAAGTAGAACGTGGGCTGTGGACACACAAAGCCGTGGTTGAGCATATTCAGCGGCGGCGTGTGAAAGATGACGCCCCCGACCGCTACCGCGTTCGCCGCGTTCGCCGTCGCCGCCCAAAAGTTCGCGCAGTGTTCGGTCGTGCCGGCGTCTAGCACGAGGTCGAACTCACCGAAATCCTGCGGCACGTTGAGGTCAACCACGTCCTCCACGCCACGCGAGGCGACGATATCCACGCAACTGAACACTTCCGTTCCCATCTTGGCGAACGCCTCGACCGTCTCCGGCAGCGGGAATTGGACACCGTGCCACTTGCCGTAATCCCTCTCGGCGAACGTCCGAATGCCCCATACCCGCTGTAATTCGTCCTGCGAGCAAACAAGGTCGGGATACGCCAGTGACAACACCCGCTTTGCAGGCAGGAACGGCCGCAGCATCGCCAGCCCAAACGCCTTGAGGCCCACTACGCCGCCTCCCGCTTGAGCGCGCCGGTAAACTGGAAGATCACGTCCCGGCCGCTGGCGTCCACTTGCTCATACCCGAGGGCTTCCAGCAACTCCCGCGCCTTGGGGCACTTGTAGGAGTGCGGCAACGCCTTTTCTTCTATCTGCACGATGGGATGGTCGCGGCAGAGCAATTCGGTCGCGCCGTTGAGGGCGAACCACTCGTAACCCTCAACGTCCAATTTGAAGTACCCGACCCGGAATTGCCGCAACGGCCGGAATTGGTCTAGTGGGATCATCCCCGCCGCCGCGCTCCCATCGCCGTCAACGTGCCAACACCCGCTGTTATTGCCGGGCGACAGTTTTATCGTCCCGTACTTGTTCCCGAGGGCCATCCGCTGGCAGTCAACATTGTCCTTCCCGGCGTCCGTGATGTTCGCCAGCAGGCACATATAGTTGACCGTGTGCGGCTCGAAGGCGTAGACCATGCGGAACTTGTCGGCCAAGTACCGCGACCACGATCCAACGTGCGCCCCGCCGTCCACGGCGCAGTCCCACGACGTGACGTACTTCAGACCCGTATCAAGGTTCTTGCGCTCGAATACGTCGCAGCCGGCGAACACCCCGGCGAAGTACGCATCATCGTCGGGTATCCAGGTGTTGCCGAATTTCTTCACGCCTTGGCCGCTGCCGCCTGAATTTCCTGCAGTCGCTTGGCGTGGACAGAGCCGCCCATGAGCGCCGACCAGGGCACCGTTGCGCAGGCCATCTTCATTTCATTGGCCCACTCGTCCACATAGCCCAAAATCTGCGTTTCGGGGAAGGCCGGGACGCCCATCGTGTAGTGCAGCAACAGGGCATCCGGGTTCGGCTCGTCGTAGCCGATGCAATGATTCCATTCCCTCGGCAACTCGCCCACCTCGCCCCAATCCAAATCTTGCGGGCGCCCGTTGTCGATGAAGTCGGGAGTGAGCTTGCCGCACTCCTCGCAGTTGAACAGCATCAGGCTAGGCCATTCAAACCGCAGTTTGTTCTTGACCACTTGCACGGCATACTTGGGATCGTGCAGCGCGAACAGGTCGGCCACGTCGCCAAGCATGATCATGTCGGCGTCGAGGAAAAGCGCCACGCCCCGGTAATCCATGAGCCACGGCACGATATAGCGCGCGTAGGAGAAATCAGTCAGGCCGCGCCGCTTCACTGGTAGGGTATCCAGCAGGAGCGGTGTGATCGACACCGGCTTGCTTGCTCGTGCTTCGATTGACGTCCGCAGGGCCGTATAGGCCACCGGGTGTCTCCGGTCTACTCCGATGAAGATTTGGAGAGGTTGCATTTCGCTCTTAAGTCGCCCGCGATTTCCTGCACTACCCGGCCCCAATCCGATCCGCGTTGACGGTAGAGCCTCACACTGTCATACCAAACCTTTTTATTGCCAGTCAGTCCGTAGCGCCAGTGTGGCTTGCTAGGGACCATCGTCCAACACGCTTTGCCAAGCCCGCCGGCACAGTCCACAACGGCGGTCGTAACCGAAATCACCAGATCAAGTTCCGCTACCAGCGCCGCCACTTCGTCATAGTCGTTCGCCTGCGCCGCCCGCGCCCAATGCGTTACCCGAATGCCGTGTTTCTCCTCAAATTCCGCAATCTCGTCAAAAGGATCGCGGTATTGCAGAGATACGAACGAACAACCCGGCACTTCAAGAATCGGGGCCAGCGTCTCCAACGACAACGACCGCCGATCCTTGAACGTGTTGGGTAGCCCGCCCGTCCACGCAATGCCGACCTTGAGGCCGGGAAGCTTGTCCAACAGCACCCGCCATTGCTCGCGGCGGCCAGGGTCGGCCACGAGGAACGGCTTGCCGGGGAAGCTTTCCTTGGTGCGCCGGTACTTCCACGCCAGCGAGCCTATGAGTGCGTGGTAATCCCAATCGCGCCCCGTTGTCCACGTCGCTACTTTGTCGTTCTTCGTTCCGTGGATTTCCAGTTCGGGGAAGGACCGCTTAAGCAACCCCTCTAGCCGGCGGTCGCACTCCAACGTAATCAGGTTTTCCTGCATCGCGTCGGGTAGGATGGACGCGAACGATAGAACGTCGCCAATCCCCTGCTCCTCCCGCACGATCAAACTGCCGCCCGTCTCGCCCCGCCATCGTGGTTCGCGGTTATAGGTGAATTCCTTGCGGTACTTGGAATGGCCGATCATTTCTTCGTAGCCGTCCCAACCATCCGCAAAGTTCCCCTTCATCAGATTGGCGTATCCCCGGCTTTCCAGCACGTCCGGCTGCTGCGGATCAATCGCCAACGACATGTTGGCGTAGCGGATCGCCTCGTCCGGCTGGCACCGATGCACCATCACCAGGGCCATATTGTTCATGGCCGATTTGTTCTGCGGGTCGATCTTCAGCGCCTTGCACAGCATCGCCTCGGCCTCGTCCAGGCGCCCCGGCACTGCTGCCGCGCACATGCCGGCGTTATTCCAGCAAGCCGCCTCCGAGGGCTGCAATTGCGCGCACCGCTTGTTGATCGTGTACGCCAGCCCGAAGCGTTCGGCCTTCATCAGAATGCGCGCCGCCGTGAACATCGCCGGCACATACTCGGGATCGACGTTCAGAATCTTGTTACACAACGCCATCGCAGCGTCAGGATCGTTCGCGGCGATCAAATGCTCGGCCCGAACGACCAAAGCTTCCCTCTCCGAAGGCGTCATTGATGATGCTTGGTCGTGTACTTCAAGAACTTGTATTCCGGCTGATTCGCTTTCTTGTTGTATTCCTTGGCATCGAACAACGGTATGCCTTCCTCAACGTGCCACTTGAGCATCAGGGAGTTTGGGATATGCGCATAGCGCCACCAATCCTCTTTGATCCCTTTTTTCGTAAAGTCATCGTCGTTCGCCAACGCCTTGCACACGTCAACGGCGCCCGACACGTCCCGCGTGTGTTCGTAGAAAATCCGCGTTTCCTTGTTGATCGGGTCGTATTCGTGATACGTCTCAATCCCGGTAAACGGATCGTAGTCAATGAGTCGTTTCACAACGGCCACTCATATCCACAACCATCGCATTCATAGCGGTTATCTTGTTCGCATCCGCAGTTGGGGCAGACCGGCCCAGGCGGACCAGGGTCGCCATAGACGGCCACAAACTCATCCGCCATTTGTTCGGTGTCGATCATGGAGAAACGGGGGAGGAGGGTCGCCCCTCCCCCGTCGTCAGGGTTACAGCGCCGGATTGATATCCGTCACCTTGCCGCTCGCCTTCTCATTGCGCGAGATGAGCGTATATTCGCCCTTGATTTGCTTCTTGTCGGAATCGCCCGTCTTCGCGAGGTTCACCGATTGGAACGGACGCAGCTCGCCAATCGCCCAATAGTCCATGTCGAGACAGAGGATGTTCTGGTCGCGCATGAACCGGTTGGGGATGATGGCGTGAACGCCGAAGTTGGACACGTATGTGTCCGCACCGCTGACGATGGTCGCCTGCTTGTCGCCCGTATCGCGGTACTGCGTAGCGATGCCGGCAAAGCCGCTCACCTTGTTCTTCGTCGCCGGCCCGACCATGAGAATCTTCGGGTCGCCGCCTTGGGTGAACGTGGCTTGGATGATCGTCTTCAGGAGCGTTTCCGTCGCCGTGCCCGCCACCGTGCTGTCGGTCGGGGCCGCAACCGTGCCGGACGAGTAGCCCGGAGTCGTTTGCGCCGTGCCCGTACCGGCCGAGGTCTTGTTCGTGGCGAGCCACGATTCGACCGAAGCCATCAGCGCCGCCGAGGCGGACGAGCCGGCCGTCGAGGCTTGGTTACGAACCGCCGCGTATTCCAGGTCGCGCTTGAGTTCCTTCGACCGCTTGGCGACTTGGTAATCGAACTCGTCATCGCGGCCGGCGTGGTCCACCGCGCGCTGCGTCTCGGACACGCTCACCGTCTTGGCAAGGATTTGCGTGTAGTTGCGCAGGCGAACGGACGGGACGGCCGTATTCACGGTCGCGTCATCGCCCTGCACTTGCGCGTTCGACGCGGCATCCGCGAGCGCGTCGGTCTGCCATTCGTGCATCGTGGCCTTGACCTTGGTGCGCTTCGCCTTGCTCGTGAACGGCGTTTGCGTCGGGGAGATGTTGAAAATCAGGTTCGACAGATCCTCGCGGTTGCCGACCGCTTGGAACGTCTGGAAAGTGCCACTTGGTACAGACATGGATCACGCACCTTTCTGGTTGCGCGCTGCCCGCATTGCAGCGACGATAGACTCGTCTGACGAGTCTGTGCGTAGCTGCCGCACGGCATCGCGTACTGTTTTCTGCGATGCGCCCGGAGGCGCGGTCTTGTTGCCCGGTTTGACCACAGGCGGGGCGGACGCGACTTGTTGCTTGACTTGCTGACGACCCGAAACGATTTTCTGGTACTCGGCCAGATGCGAGAGGGCAAGAATCACACGAGCGTCCGGTGTACTCCGCAACTCCTCGTCGCTGAACCCGTAATGCTTTCCGACCGCTGCCAGCTCGTCTTTGCGGGACTCGAAATCCGGCACGAGCTGCTTGGCGATGGGATAGTTGCGGGCCGTTTCTGCCGCCAAGGCTTGCGCCTGCACAGCCTCCAACACTCGTGGGGCTTGTTGCAGCGCCGTCCCTAGGTTCTGGAGCTTGTCCAGGTTCTCCCGGGCCTCTAGCCTTAGCTTGTTGTGGAGCAAGGGGTCGCTGTCGTACAGCGCGTCCCAATCCACCTTTTGATACTGTTCCATCTTTTGCCGCGCAGCGTGGAACTCGGCCAAAACCGGACCCATCTGCTGCACGACGGCATACGCCTGCTCATTGACCGTGCGGGCCTCACTGATGGCCTCACGCTCGCGGGCAAGTTCCGCCGTTTTCCTGCTGTAGTCTGCCTGGCGTAGAAGGGCGCCTTCTAGGGCTTTGGGAACCTTGTAGGCTTTGCCATCCTCGGCCGTGAATTCGACCAATTCCGGTGCCGGTTCCGGCTGTCCCTCGGCGGGTTCCGGTTCCGGCTGGCTTTCGTCCCCTGCGGCTTCGGCTTGCTGCGGTTCGGGTGACTCGTTGAGTTCTTCCCCGCCATCCTCCGTCATAAAACGCCGGAGGGATTCGCCGATGCTCGTGTCCTCAACCTCTACTGTCGTCGGGTTCAGCGGTTGCTGATTGTCCGTGTCCATTGCAGTCCTGTGGTTGTCCGACCTTTGCCCCGGGGGCTATCTACCAACCTAGGGCGCCCCTGACCCGCTCGCCCATCCGACGGCGGATCATTTCGCGGGCGAGGTCGCCACCCGCAATGTCCTGATGGATAAGGTCGCGCAAACGGCGCAAGTTCTTCACCGTCCGCAGCAATTCATCCTTCGTGTGCTGATCGTGCATGTTCACGTCGGCCAAGAGGTTGAACAGGTCGGTTTCGACCGCATCGAACTTCGGCCCCAGGTACTCCAACGCAAGGCCGGCACGCTCGCCCTGCACTACCTCTGCTGCTAATTGGTCGCTCACAGAATCCCCATCGCGAGCAATTCGGCGATTTCGTCATCGTCATCTTGCTCGGCTTCCTCCGCGATGCGGCGGTACATTTCCGCAATCGCCGCGTTCGCCGCGTCAATCTGCGCCTGCAACTGCTGCACCCACGAGTCGGAATAATCCGGCTCCTGCAGCGTGATTTGCGGCGGCTCCGGCGTGCTGTCCGAACTCGCCTTTTTGATCGCCGCAACAGCGTCTTTCTTGGCCTGTCGCCGCAGCTTGGCTAGGATCGCCTTGGCCTCATTGGCGCCGGACACTTCGTAATACTTGCCGTCAACCTCTAGGACGTGCTTGCGGCGCTTGCGGGACTTGCCGCCAATGCCGCCGCCCTGCGTTTCCGGCGGGGCGAAGGTGCCTGTTGTCGAGTAGCTCGCGGCCTGCCCGGACAGCGTGAATTCAGCGGCCCCGGCCTGGACGGCACGCCCGAAATACATCGTTGCGCCGCCCGGATCGACCAAGAACGACCCGGAGGCGCCCAACATCGACCGCACACCGCTATATTCCAAGCCTGCGGCGTAGCCAGTGACGACAAACGCGCCGGCTTCGGCCGTTATCGGCAGGTGCGACGCCACTAGCGACGCTCCGACAGAAATCAGGTCAAACTGCCCCTGTTCTGCCGTCAACTGCAAGTCGCGCAACGCCGGGGCGCCCGTCCACAGGAACGACCCCGTTGCCGCAATTACGCCAACGCCCTTCCGCGTCGCAGCGTCCTGCCCGGTCAGCGTAAACGCACCGCTTGCGGCCGGCAGGCCGTACACGCCCTCTACGCCGGTCAGTACCAGCGACAGGTGCGGCAGCGGCGCCGGGAATTCGACGCTGTTTACCGTGTAACTTAGCGTCGCATCCTGCCCGGTCAGACTGAAACTGCCTGCCGCAGCCACTACCTTGCGGACAACACGCAGGTTTTCGGATACGCCCGTTACCGTGAACGCGCCGGGATCGGCAATGATCCCGTCGAACCCGCCCGACAGCACGAGGCCAAGGTGCGGCAGCGGCGCCGGATCGCCCGCATTCGCCGTGATCGGCACATACCACAGCGCCGCATCCTGCCCGGTCAGGGCATACGACCCCGCCTCGCACGTCAGCGTGAACTGATTCGGCTCGAATACGAGGCCGACGTGCGGCAGGAATGCCGCTTCGCCCGAAGAGCCTGTTACGACCTCCTCAAGTACCAGCGACAGGTGCGGCAGCGGGGCAGGAGCGAACCCCGCCATGTCTTACCCCCTACGTTGCATGACCGCAGCAATCTGCGGCGTCTGGTACTTGGCTCCGATGCAGGCAGCGTGCTTCAACACTTCCCCGCGCGACAACGCCTTCCCATCGAGCAGCGCCGTTACCAACTCGGCGTAGCGCCTCTGCACCGCTGCCAGCGCAAGCTCGTCAAACATAGAACACGTTAACGATGACATCGTTCGCGCTCGGGGCGCCCGTGTCATTGTCAGCAATGGCCGTCGTCGCGGCTACCGTGATCGCCGTGTCGAACTTGATCCCCTGCGCGATACTGAACACGCCCGAGATATCGTCCGAGGCGTTCCCCGGCAGCGCCAGCGTGAGGACCGGCGTCGTCGTGCCAACGGTAACGTTCGCGGCCGTCGCGTTGTAGAACTTCAGGAAGCGCGACGATGTAGCCATGTTGGAGAACCACAGCCCGTAAACGGTGCCCGCCGTCGCCTTGACTTCCTCCTCGGATTCGTCAAGGTCGATTGACCGGAACAGGGACAGGCCATTGGTCGCCATGCCGATGCTTTGCACCGGCAGCGGCGCCGCGCTCGATACGTCCGTCGCGCTGCCGTCCGCGCCCGCCGAAATCTTGACGCGCGGGTACAGGACCGACGAGATATCGTCGGCCGCGAAGGTCGATCCGCCACTGCCTGCGTTTGCCACGAAATTGTCAGCGATTTTTAGGCCACCTCTAGCCTGGCGGTTGCCCGCTGTAAGTTAGTCCTGCCCGGAGAACGTCGCCACGCCAACAGACAATCCTTGATTTTCTGCTGCCTGCGCTCGCCCATGAAGCGATAGACCGTCATCATCCATCCGGCTGCGCGGTCACCAGTACACGCAACACGATATGTCGGTTTTACCGACCCATCGCGCCACGGCATATCACAACAACGGGTACCAAACAGCCCAGCAACCCGCTGGACAATATCCTTGTCCGTCATTACCAGTTGGATCGTGATGCGCTTATAGGTTTTCTCGCCAACCTTGCGCGACCCAATGCAGAAACAGGCTTCCCCCTCCAGAATACCGGCCAGCCACGCAATATCGAGCGCGGCAACAGCCATTTAGCCTACCCCCATCAAAAGCCGGTTAGTCTTGGGAACGCCGCCGGCAGCGGCAGCCGCGTTCAGCTCCAGCGCAGTACCCCAATACTCTGTGTTACCACTCAACGTTTCATCAATGGTCACACTAGTGTCGCCGGCCTCGTCTAGAATCTGCGCATAGTAAATCGTGTTGCCGAGAAGCCCGTCGAACCGCTCATTTGCTGGCGATCCCGGCGTCCCCGTCCTTGATTGGTCGTTTGCTACCATCATCACGACCAGATTCCCCGATGCGCTGGCGATGGTTTGCGACGGCGCATTACCTAGCGATCCGGTCGAGAAGTTCGTAAGCTGATCTACCGGAGTTGTGCCATCTACACCAGAGTACGCAACCGCGAATAACTTGGGCTTCGTGTTGGCGTCGCTATACGTCACCACGATATTGTTCGAGCCGCTGGCAGCACCAGCAAGATAGAACAGGCGCGCGTCATATGCGGAAATCGTACTGGTAAACGCCGTGTGCGCGGTCATCGCCACGCCACCGTACGTCGCGCTGCTGATCGTCGTAGCCCCCCCGCGATCCGTAATCGCCAGCACCAGCACGCACCTGTTGTCGTCCGTGCCAGCGTCTAGCGCCTTGGTCAGACTCGACACGAAATCGCCGGTGTGCGACGTGCTGTTAACGTACGCAATCGCCATCAGGTAGCCTCGTAGAACCACATATGGGTTTGCTGCCGCCCGAACACGCCGCCGCTCATGGCAACGCGCCCATCTGGAATCTCGCACCCGCTGTTAAATATCCACGCCCCGTATGCCGGCGTCTTGGTATCCGTCTCCCAGGTGTCGCTCGCCGGGTCGTAGACGTACACGCCCTCGGGCATTTCGCCATCGGGCCCGTACCGGCGCGGATGCACAATCTTGCCGTTGGACGCGAACAGGGTAAGCTCGAAATCCTTCACGTTCGTCGTGAAATCAGGCGGCGCCGTCAGCCGCACAAACGTGTGATCATCAATCCCCCACCGGAATAGCGCAGGCTTGTTGTTGGCCGGTGCTTGGCTGATCCCGTTCGTGTAATACCCGGTCGTGTAGATGTACCGCCCGACCTTGCACTGTCGCGTCTTGGTGAAATAGCAGCCCGGGAACCCGGATAGCGTCGGCACCGAATACGACACATTGCTGTCTGTCGTATTAGTCCCGATGTTGTACCGCTTGGCGTACGAACCCTCGGACGGGTCATGCAGCACGTAAACCGTGTCCGTGTCCTCGTCGTATGTCCCGCCGAACTCGTTACCCGTACCGCTCACAGCATTGGATAGCGTCGGATTGCTGAAGAACGCTGCAATCTGCGCCCACGTTCCAGCTATCGGGTCATACGTCCAGTAACCGCTCGAATAGTTGTAGATGTTGCTCCCGGGCGCCTCGTACCCAAACACGGCACCGCCGAAGAACAGGAACTTATTGCGCGACGGCATCCACACGAACAACGCCCCGTCCTGGTAGGCATGTGGAGCAGCAAGCGTCGGATACGACGGGCGTCCAACATCGAGCCGCCATGACCCATCGGCCAAACTCATTGACCACGTGCCATCTGTTGCGGAGGATGGCGTATCTCCGCCGGTCACATACAGCCTGTTATCCAGCGGGCAATAAGCCATGTTCGTATGCTTGCTGGCACTGTTGTTGACGTATGGGAATTGATAATAATTCACGCCATACGTGCTGCCGCTCGAGGCCGGCAACGGGAAACTAGTGATGATGCCGCCGATGGGCGCGATCCGCAGCTCCCACACCTGCGTGATACCGCTTGTCCCAAGCGTTAGTAGCGTCCTGCGCCCTATCGGGTCATACATCAGCTTCTCGCGCACCGCCAATTCGGCCGGTGGTACCGTATGCCCCAGCGACACGCCCGGCCCAAGGCGCCACACGCGCGTTGCCAAGTCCATGATCCACGTCTGCCGGTACGCGGTCCCGGTATCCGACGCGATGACGTTGTATCCGCACCATGCCACAGCACAGTTAGCGGCCTCGTCGATGCAGGCGATGATGCCCCAATCCGTCCTTGTGCTGCTCTGGCTGCCATTCGGCGGGCCAACCTGCGGGCGCGTACCCGTTGTCGTCACCGCCGTCCACGCCGTACCGCCCGCCGTCAGACTGTACGTGTAGTACGCCATCTCGTTGGCGAACTGGTACGCCAGATTGGTCCGCGAATCAATACCGCCGCGCAGATATTGACCTGACCGTGTTTCACCATCTGTCGGCGGGACATTCGGGTATGACACCAGCGTTGTAATCGTCCCCGTCGTCAGGTCAAGCCGCTTCATGTTTTGCGCGCCGCCGACAGACGTACCGCCCCACTGGTACAGATAGCCGCCATGCCACCGCATACAGCTATCGAAGCCGTCCAGACAGTGACGCCCTGTGTAATACCCCGGCCCATTCCCCCAATAACCAGTGTCTCCGGGGAGCGGCGTCCACGTACTGTCATGCACTGGCCACGGCGTGGACCATTCATCCGTTGCCACGTTGTACTTGCCATCGCCCAGCCACGGATTAGGATAGTTCTGCCCCGCCGGGATCAGTGGATTTCCACCGAACGGCCCGCCGCTGCCACGCCAGAAGCAGTTATTGTCCGGGTCAAACGTCATATCGTAGTTTTCACTGATCGCACCCATGTTCCGGTGCCAATCGTTCGATATGGTGTTTGTCCGCTCCCAATAGCCTAGGCTGGTATTGAAGAAAAAGTTACCGAAGTTCGCGCCTAACGCAGGATAGCCCTGCGACAGGAAAATATACCCGCGCGTGGTGTCCATCGCTGGCGTAGTCCAGCCCTGCGTAATCTGCGGCCCTGCTCTAGTATTCCCGCTGGTGTACCCGCCCGTATCCAGCCTTGTCCAAGTGTCCGCAATGACTTGGTTAGGGACGTAATCCAGCGTCGCCGCCCGGCCCGTCCGCGTGAACGTCCCGGACGCAGCCGGCAACGTCAAGAACTGCTGCGCGGCGAACGCTACTCGTAACCTGCGCGGCATTAGACGATGGTGAACACGCCATTCGTTGCGTCGAAGTCAACCGTGAACGTCTCGCCCGCAGCAAGCGTGACACTCGACCCGTAATCCCAATAGCCGATGAGAGGATCGGCCGGTGACGTGGGAGTGTCGTTGTACAGGACCGCGTACCGAAACGGGCCAATACTGCCCCCGCTCGCTGTCCACGTCGCCGGGTCTGCCAATACCAGCTTCGCAGTACCCGACGACTGTGACCAGGACGTAATCGACGCCGTATTACCACCCGCGCTGTAGCCGTTGCCGGCCGAAATCTCCGTCAGGTCGGCCTTGACACTGTTTGTGGCGACCGGCGCGGTATTGACCAGCATCACCTTGCACGAATGCGAGGAAAAGTTATGGACGGCCTCGCCCAAATCCTCGACAAACTGATTGAACTTGTTGAATGTCGCCATCTATGGTTATCCCCGTTATTGCTGTGTGCGCCTGACGCGCGAGCCAACGACCTTCCCGGTAATCTTGTCGCGCACGATTTCACGCGGCGCGCTAATCAATTCCTTCATCTGCTCGAGGGCGCCGGCCAGCGATCCGTTCGCACCCTCCTTGCTGGCGACGGCTTGCCCACGCATCCCCTCGACGTGCACTTGCGTCTGCGCGTTGAACTCGGTTTCCCAACGCTTGAAGGCGTATTCCGTCTCCAGCTTGAGCATGTCCAACGCCGCCTTTTGCTTATCCAGTTCGGCCTGCCGCGCGTCGTTCGCCGCCTGCACTTGCAGCGTCATCTGCATTTCTTCGCGCTTCAACGCCGCTTCGCGCTCGGCCTGACGTTCCTTGGCCGCCGTCTCGGCCGCGAGGCGTTGCGCCTCTAGCTGCTGCGTAGCCGCGAACTTCTGCACGTCCGCCTGCTGTTCGGCCTGTTGCTTGGCCTGATCCGTCTGCGCCTTGATCTGCGCCACTTGCACGGCAGGATCGGGCGGCGGTTGCGGCGGCTGCCAGTTGTCGGGCGGACGCGACCAGAATTGGTCAGGGTCTTTGAAGCCCGAAAGGCTCGCAATCTTGGCTTGCAGGTTGTAGATGTTCTTCGGGGTGACAAGCACCCCCATTCCGCCGTTCTGCGCCGCCATCGCCTGCGCTTGGGCCATGTTGTTGAGCAACATCAGTTGCTCGGCCTTGTTGCCCAACCCGAGGCCGACATTAATGCTCATGTCGTACTCGTTCTTCCACGCCTCCGGGTGAATTGCGGTGTACGAACCTGACAGGCGCACAATCTTCGGCTGCGCCTGGTACTTGCCCAAGAGCCACAGAATCCCCCGGAACAACTCGCGGAACCCGGTTTCTGCAAACACACGGGCAATGAGTTCCGTCCGCGCCTGCGAGCGATTGGCAACGATGGTCGCGCTCGTCGCCGTCTTGTTGATCGCGTTGTCGGGCAAGCCCTGATACTGGCGATTGACCGGGGAGCGCCCTTCCAGCTCCTGCTCGATGAACTCGAGCATCGGCAGCGCCGCATCGCCGACATATGGCGTAACCATCGGCGTGACCGCGTTCTGGCCCTTGACACGCACCGGGCGCCCCGGCCCCGGCTCTAGCAGGTCGGCATAGGTCGTCTTAGTTACCAGACCCTCAATGACTTGCTGACGCGGGTAGAGGGCCGCGTACAGGCTGTCCATTTGTAGACGCCAGAGGGCAGACTTAAGGAGCTGCAAGTCCATCACGTCATCTGCGACGGACACGCCGTAGAACTCGTGCGGCATGAGCTTGGGCGTCAGGACCGCGAACGGGATGCGGTCAGTCTTTTGGACCCCGCCTAGCACCACGTCCCCGACCTTGAACAACTTGACGAGCTCGGCGATCCCGTCGCCGTCCACGTCCAAGCGCGCGTAGACCTCGGCCAGCACAACCTCGCGCAGCATGGGATCGCTCCCCTCGCTGTCGTTGTTGTTAAGCTCGCCGTCAACGCGGTCGGCGCGGGCCTGCGCCACGTCATTGTCAACCGGCCCATGCGCCTCGCCCGAGGGCAGGTCAAGCGCCTCGGCGACCGAACACAAGCCCATGTCAACGAGGTCGGAAAGCGTTTTCTTGACCTCATGGGCGCACATTGGCAACGCCTGCACGTCCGGGCCACGCGCCTTGACGGACACCAGAAACTCGTCAGGCGGCACGGACTCAATGCAGACATGGCCGGCCGTCACTTTCTTGCGGACAGTAATATCAACCGGCACTTCGGGCGTGGGGGTGGCAGGCATTCCACCTGCCGGGGCCATACCGCCGGCGGAGGGGTCCGATGGCTGGCCTTGCACGACGGGCGGTGCCGTCGTACTCAATACAACGTCAGGGCGCGGAGTGGCGGCTACCACTTCGTAGCCGTCCGCAATGAGCATCTGCACCTGATCGACAGTCAGGGCTTCGTAAGACTTCTCCTCAACGTCTACGCTTTCTTCCCACCAATACTTGACGACACCTGTCTTTTGCAGCAGCCCGTCCTTGATCCAATCGTGGATCAACGTAAAGCCGTTGTTGTCGCTAAAGATGACGTGGTTGCAGGTTTCGGTCGCCTGCTCGGCCAGCTCGACATGCTCGGGGCGCCGGGCGACGAACTCGACCACCTTATCCCCGCCGCAGAAGATGCGCATCATGTCTGGCATGAGGCTGTCTACAACCTCCATGACCAACTGACTGACTACGCGCGACTGCCCCGGAACCTCGTTGCCGAATTCCTTCCCGAAATAGTAGTCATAGGCAAGCTTGCGCTCGGTGCCAAGCGTGCCATCCCGCTGCGCGCGGGCAAGGTCAAGCTCGGAGTCGATGGCGGCGACAACGTCCTCGTCCGTCATCTTGCGCGGTTTTGCCATTAGCCTAGACCACCCATCGGAAATTCATCGGCAGCGGCTTATCTGCCGCCTCCTCGTCGCGCAGGGCGATCGCCGCCATGCGAAAGCTATCTGCTCCGTGACTTGCCCAATCGTGGACCGGCGTCGATTGCAGCTCGCCCGTCCGTGTGTTCTCGTCGCGCCGGTAGTTCTGTAGGCAGTCCCGGCCGCGAGCGGTGCGCTTGTCGTCGAACCACGCGCGCTTCAAGAACATCCGCGTTGCTTCGATCCCGTCGTCAAGCGATAGCTTGGGACAGACCTCGGCCGTCACCCCGAGGCTTTTCAGGATTTCAAGTCGGCTTCTGCCAGTCGGCTCCGAAATGTCAACAACCTGCACGTCATGCGGCAGAATGTGCCGCCCAAACGTATACGGCTTGCTCTTGAGGACGTTGACGTAGTGGCCGAGGAATTCTCCGCTTCCCTCGTAATAGTCCACAACGCGGGCTTTACCATCGTGCATCTGGATGAACCAAATCGCCGTGCTGTCGTTATGTCCCAAATCCCACGCCGTATGCACGGGCAGCAATGGCTCCCAAGCGACCTCACCAATTCGTCCTTGCTCTCGGACGAAGGCCATTTCCTTTGCATAGACGGCGCCCCTGACGCTGGCCTCGAATGAGCACTCGAACTCCTGCGCATAAGCATCCTCACTCATCATCCCGCGCAGGCGTTCCAACTCCTCCGCATCGATGACGCCAGTCTCGCTGGCCTTGTACGTCGCAAGGTGCCAGTTGGGGCTGGCCTCGGCCTCGTTGCGCAGCTCCCAAAAGCGATTCCGCCCGTTTGGGGTGCCGATGAACACAGCCCATCCCTTGCGGTCAGTGAGCGCCGGGAGCAAGACTTCATCCCACGTTCGCCCCTGCATCAGCCCGAATTCGTCGGCGACCACGCCATCGAAGTACAGCCCCCGCATGGCGTCCGGGTTGTCCGCCCCGAACAATCGCACTTGGCCGGAGTTCGGGAAGTCCACCCGCAGCTCGGACTCGTTGGCCGTCATGCCCGGCACAGCCCGGCTGTAGTGCTTCAAGTAATCCCACGCTATTGCCTTGGCTTGCCGGAACGTGGGGGCAACGTACCCAAAGCGCGGGCGTTGCAGTCGGCACGTCAATGCGCCCTTGATGAGCTGATTGACCGCCAGCACAGTTTTCCCGAACCGCCGATGGCAGACCAGGACGCCGAAACGTTTCTGGTCTAGCGCCTCGTGTACCGCCAGCTGCAGCGGGCGCGGCGAGTACGGGATAACTATTTCTGTTCCGTCGCCCAACGGAACACAGCTTCTATCGGCCCACCCTCGGCGCCGGCAATCTGTTGCACCGCGCGGCCGTCCATGCGGTCAGCAATCTCGCGCCACGCCTTTTCTTCACCCTCTAGCGCCTTGTCGATCACCCGCTCGGCGATCTTGTCGAGCGTCTGGCGGAAGTCGCCCTCGGCGCGGCGAGCCATCGCACGTTTAAGCGATTGCTCCCATTCCTTCGCCTTTGCACCGAATTGGTTGCCAAGCGGCGCTGCCATAGCTCTTTGCCTAGTCTATTGAATACAAATGAGAACGATTCGCATTAACTATCGCAGACAAGGCAATCCAATTGCGAACGATTCTCAACAACCACGATTTTTAAGCAACCGCTCCACGCGCCCTAGGAGCTGCCCCTTGTGCTGTGGCGTCTTGGGCTTTTTGCCGAGCGTCGAGGGCGCCGGCTTGGCTTTCTGTTCCGGCATCTCGGCTTTCTTGTCTTTCACCCGCACTCCCCGCCTAAACCATGACATGATTCGTTGCGCCTGAAGCGCCGCCCGCAGCGCGATGTAGCTACATCGCCAGCCAACGCCTTGAGGGATCGGCCTGCCTTCGCGTTCCCAACGGGCGTGCAAATAGAGGACAATCTGGCCCATCGCAATTAGATCATGGATTAGGGGCTTGATAGCAGTTATAGCCGAGCGCCGCAGACAGGGCCGAAGCGTCTAGCCCCTTGCCGCCCCGATCTGCCCGTCTGCGCCTGCGCTCCTCGGTCGCTGCAAGCCGCGCCTTGATCGTGTTGGGGTGCATCCCCCGGCGCGTTCCTGGTATCTCGACCCGCCCGCCTACAGGCGTCCAACGCGCCGTGTAGCCGTGTCCTTCGCTCCTGACGTAGCCCCACACGCGCATGGCCGTTAGCGCGTTGCCGACCGTGGTCAGGCCCAGCCCGGTCGCTTCGGCTATCTTGGCCCGCCCGATGGGTTCCCCGGCATCCCAAACGGCATCGTAGACTCGCTTTGTAACTTTGCTCACGTCGCATCCCTCCCGGCAACCTCCTGCACCATCCGCACGGTTTCGGCGTAGCCGGCGATATCGGTCAGGTTGTCCCTCTTGTGCTTGTTGACCTCACGCGACAACTTAACCGCGATCATGCACAGCCCGACCTGTTCCGGTTCGACCGGAACCCCCAGAATGGCCGACCACATCGCGGCCGTCCGGGAGAAGTCTGCATACGGGTGCCCGTAGGACTGCTGCCGGTCGCCATGCACCAAGCCCTGCGCTTCGGTAAGGATGGAGTTTTCGGAATCGCTCATGGGTCCATGTAGGTAACGGGAATGTTGACCGCCCGAGCGGCGGCAATCTCGCGGCACACGCCTTTGGACGCCCGCCAGCCGGGGAGCATCAGGACATAGAGCTGCGAGGCGGATTTGAGGATCGCCAAGTCCTGACGCATCCAGAACTCATGGTCTAAGCGCGCCTCTGGCGTCAGGTGATCGGCAACGTAGTGCGAATGGACGATGGGCGAAAACACAGACAGCCCGGAGCGCATGAGGCTCGCCGCCGCCTTGCACGCCTCCGTCACCCGCTCGTCAATGCTTTCCCCGTTGTGCGGCGTGTAGGGTGAGGCTAGGTAGACGAAGCTCACTCGTCCCCTCCGCCCTGTCGCTCATCGACCGCACGCTCGAATAGCAGGGCATAACTCGCCGCCGAACGGGCGTACATGGCCGCATCCTCCCATCGCCCCGAGAGCGCCGCGGCGTGCGCGGCCTTCATGTCCATTGTCATCAGGATGTACGCTTCACCCCAATCCACTTACGCATCCCCGTGGATTTCTTCGGGATCGGGCGGCACAACGGGCACCGGGGCCGGCCGGCGGTCGTTGACGACCTGCGCCACGAACTCCAACGCCTCGTTGGACAGGTAGATATAACCCACCATCCGCTCGCCCGATAATAGCGTCAGGAAAGCGCCGTGGTTGTCGAACGACAGCTCAAAGCTACTGTTCATTCTTCCCTCCTAGACTCGCTTGACTTTCTTTCTTAGCCCCGGTTGAGCAACGTACTCCCGTTCATAGTCGCGGCGCCCGTAGGTATTGCCCGTTACCTTGTCCTCAATGATCGACACTCGGCCGCCAAAGAAGCCCTTGTATTCGTCCACGAACGCAGCAAACTCCGGTTCCCTCTCCCGCAGCGCCGCCAGCTCTTGCGCCGCCGTCGTCGCCCGCTTGCCCTCGCGCTGCCGAGCAACCTCGGCCATGCGGCGGGCACGTTCAACTATTTCCACGAGTCTTGACGCCCCACCCTTTCGTCCTTCACCACGTCAAACGTCCCGTCGCCCTTGTCGATCAGCGTTTGCCGGCGAATGCCAAGGCGCCCGACCGCCAGCAGGTACAGCACGAACAGGACGAACACGACCGTAGCCGCGCCGATCACTTCCAGGGCCAGCAGGAGATATTCGATCAATGCAACCTCTCGTTTGCCTGCGCCTGCTCCATCATAGTCAGGCCAACCGCCACGAGCTGCGCAAATCCCTTGACGACCTCGGGCGCCACCTCCCGGCCCATAGACACGACCAGCTCGACAAAGACGCTATTCATCGCCGCCCCGAATTGGGCCCAATTGCCCGAGGCATCGGCCTCCTGCCATAACGCCTTGAGCTTGGTCCGATAGTCATCGGCGATCCGCTCCCAATCATCAAGCTGCCTTTCCATCGGACCCCCGTATCCGCTCGCTCAACCGCTCCCGGAACTGCGCCATTGACTCACCAGGGCGGGCCGACAGCCCCAACGCATGGCCCTGCTGAATCGTCCGATCGTCACTCGTCCACCACGCATTGACGACCGTCTGCGGCCGAACCACGGCGGGCGCTTTCTTCAACCAGTTATCCACAAACCGCCAGAGGTTCGCCGGACGGCGGGCCGGATACCGCAGCAACCACAAACGGGCACGCAGCAATTCGGCCATCACGTCCCGCGTTGCCCATTTCGATTGCAGCGCCGAAATCATTTGCGGGTCGAATACCAAATCACCATTTCTTCCTGTCAGGACAACCTCTGCTATTTCTGACATTTCGGTACCCACCCTGTCCCTAGATCACGAGCCTTTCGGACGGACGACCCCCCACCCGAACGAGCGGGGAACCGTGTCTGTCCCTGAGTCAGTCACCCTCGGAACGTCTGCCAGACTGTCATTGAGACAGGGCCTTTCGGCCCCCGCCGCGCGCTCTGGCATCTGACACCCACGCTGCTACCTGCGGCACGTTCTAGTAGCCCATCCGGTTACGTCGTTCGGTCGGTTGACCCTTCCCTATTCGTAACCGCGCCGATGATTAGCAACGCATCGGCTACGTTGTTTGCTATGCACGCCCGGCCTTTCCATGCCGCGTGCCACGATTTCTGTTTCGGGGTCAGCAGTCGCCCCGAGGGGGGCAGCGACCCATCCTTGACTTCGATCAAGAAATTGACGCCCAGGTAGCCCACTAGCAGGTCGGGGCACCCTTCACCCACGGCCGCTAGGGACTGCACGACAGCGCCAACCGCTTGTAATGCCTTGACAATTTCCCCATGGTTCCCGTCTATCTTCGCCGCCCGCCGAACCATCGTTCTATTGACAGCCCTTGGTTAGCCGTGAAATAATATGCAGGTTAGCTACGGGGGTCAGAAAATGGACACCAGCATAACACAACTCCGGATTCGGCCGAAAATCGATACCAGTCTTATCGGGAAATTGATATCGCCAGACGTGCAAACGACCGTTTAAGTAGGTCAAACCTACCGTTCGTCGGCTGGTGTCAAAATACCCACACTTTTTTCTTGCGCGTGTCAGAATTCTGATGTAAGCTTCTAGACATTGGCCCTGCGGGGGCGGGGCGGTTAGGAGAGGCGAAATGACCGAAATCAGCAAGGCAACGGCCGAAGGCGACGCCCTCTTTAACGGGCACGCCTACCGCGCGGACGTGTACGCGGACGTGTATTGCAACGTCCTGTCCGGGCGCACGGAGTTTTGGGACGCCGGCCTCTACGAACATGTCTGGCCCGTCCTGGATGCGGTCAAGGCCGCCTGCGCCGCCCCCGACATGACCGACGCCGAGCGTTGGGTCGCGGTCGAGGACGCCATACGGCAGGAAGCGCGGCACTACGCGCACAACGTGGCCGAGCGGGCGTAAACGTGCGGCGGCACTGCGCTGGTCTAGACCGCGACGCCGACTACCACTCCCTCCGCGATCCCGTCATGTACCCCTACCCGCCTAGCGTTGTGTGCGTCGATTTCTACCCGCATCCGCTTGGCGTCGGGGGGTTCTTGGCGCAAGTGCTGTATCCCAACGGGTACGTCGTGAGCATCGTCAACGACCTCCCGCCGTGCGGGGGTGACGAGTTCGAGGTCGAAGTCCTGCACTGCGACGGGTTCGTGTGGCCGGAAGCGCGCACCGAACAATCTAGCCGGGACGTCAACGCTATTCTGGCCGAAGTGTATGCGTGGCCCCGGTATCGCCCCAATCAGGAGGTGGCATGAGCGAGGTTCTGGTACTGCGGACGTGCAACAAGGACGGCGGCAGTTACAACAGCTTCCGGTGGCCGCTGACGGTAGGCGCCGAAGTGGTCGCGCCCGATTGGAACCCAACGCCAGAATGCGGCGGCGGCCTGCATGGCGCCTTGCACGGCGATGGCGATGGCAGCCTGTTCCGATGGGACTATGACGCTGTATGGATGGTCGTCGCAGTCGATGCGGACACGATCATCGACCTCGGTGGCAAGGTCAAATTTCCGCGCTGTGTCGTGCGCTTCGTGGGCGACCGCAAGGCCGCCACGGATTACCTGATGGCGCATGATTCTATGGCCCGTGCCGTCATCGGGTCGCTTGTGGTGTCGGGCGACTGTGGCACCAGCACGTCGGGCGACTGTGGCACCAGCACGTCGGGCTACAGGGGCACCAGCACGTCGGGCCACAGGGGCACCAGCACGTCGGGCGACTGTGGCACCAGCACGTCGGGCTACAGGGGCACCAGCACGTCGGGCCACAGGGGCACCAGCACGTCGGGCGACTGTGGCACCAGCACGTCGGGCTACAGGGGCACCAGCACGTCGGGCCACAGGGGCAC